CGATACTTCATTCGCGACAATCGCACCAGCAGCTGCACCAACAACACCAGCGGCTACGAGTTGCTGCTCACGTGCTGTGCAACCAGCTAGACCAAGTGCGACAACTGATACTGCTAAAATCTTTTTCATGCTACGCTCCATTTGATATCTTCTTCAGTCTCAATGTATTCAAGACCATCGTATTCCCTGATGCGATATTTAGTTCCCACAGTGAGATCATCAATATACAACTCAGCGCATAAACCATTTGCTCTCTCACCTAACTCTTCAACAACCTGCACGAGAATAGGATCCGTGCGTGGAATATCACGATCATTGTCAGCTTCACCGCCTAGTTCGATATATCGTTCCCAAGCCGCTAACGAAAGACTGAAACCACCATAACAACCATTGTATACTATCTTGGTCACGTTGTCAAGTCCTTACTGACAGTATCTTTCAAAAGCAACGATATGGCGACGACCATAGCGATCATAGTCATACACGGGTTCGTCCCAGCAAGCAGTCGGACGATTGTAGTAATACGCGCCAGCACCGAGCGCACCGAGTGCTAGCCCACCGACTGCATACGGAACCCAGTTATTACGGGGAGCAACATGATGTCGTTGCGGAGCAGGAGCACGATATCCGTGATTGTGATCACGACGATGCTGCGCTTCAGCGACTGAAGTCAATGCGATCATGGCAACTGCTGCTAATGCTACGACTTTCATGTTACTCTCCTATTGGCGATCTCTGATGGACTCGAACCATCGACCCACAGCTTAGAAGGCTGTTGCTCTATCCAGCTGAGCTAAGAGACCATGGCTTTCTTATATAGTTTCCCACAGAGTTCCCATCCGTAAGAACGTTCCTTTGTCTTACGATTGACATGCACGTCCATCTTGTATCCAGTATAATCTTCAAGATACTTGATCGCGACTTTCACGTCATCGAACTCTTTCATTCCCATATTGCGGTTCAAGTAAGGCTTAGCGACCCAAGTCATGCTGCAATCTCCTTAACGAGTTTACCCATACGACGACCGTGCGCGGGATACGCAACGACCGCGACTTCCTTGTTCCAGCACGCACGGCAGTCACCGCATTTGCCAGAACGCTCATACGCATCACACACTTTGCTCGCTTTCGTTTCGCTATCAGCGAACGGAACGACCGTAGAACCGTGATCAGCGTCGAACTCACCCGTCATGGAATCTGACGAGAAGCGAACCGCAACGTTCTCAAGAGTTTTCATACGCTCGAGGATCGGACGGATGCGCGGAACCTTATACGACTTCGTCGGCAACCAGTGCTTGACGTGAGGAGTCTTCTGCATCACGAGGAAGATCTTGAAAGCCAGAGCGGGGTGATATACGTCACCCGAGTCGAACCAACGGAAGAACTTCTGACGACGCAACTCGTGAACCATATCGTCGACCCACTCAGCTCGCTTCCAGTCTTCGCGATTGTGCTCGCGAACCTTGATCGCGTCGGGCATCATATAGAAACCCTCAGCTGCGTAGCAACCAGCGCAGACTGCAACGGGTTGTTTGGTAGTCGGGTCGATGGACCCAGGGCAAGTCGCACGAGCTTGGAGCGACCACGACTTAGCAGGCATTTTAGAAGCCTTGGACAACTTAATCATCACGAAACTCCGTTCATCTTGGCTTAAGGATAGCTCAGGGAGCTGGGATTGTCAAGCCCCCTGAACCACTGTTAAACTAAGATTACTCGGCGTAGAATTCCTTGGGGAGATTCTCACGAACCGCAGCGCGAGCAGCATTGCGAGTCTGCTCTTCCGTTTCCCAGCCAGATTCCAAAGCGCGGAACTCTTCGAGCGCATCAGCTTGCTCGTCGGTCAGGTCGCGATTTGTGATCGGGTGCTGCTTAGTCTTAGCATGAACCGCCTTGATCGTAGCGAGATTCTTCGCTTTGACATCAGCAGTAGCAGCTTTCTTGGACGGAGCTTTATTCTTAGCAACGACCGCAGCAACTTCCTTGGAAATCGTCTTAGCAGTCACCGTCTTCGTGCGAGCGCGAGACGCTTTGCGAGTCGCGACTGCGTGAGCTTCGTTCCAAGCGTCAGTGGGGACACCACCCATGAGCTGATAAGCGACGACAGCTTTACCACCGTCGCGGATCGGTTCGAGGACGATACCAGCTTTGCGAGCTACGAACAGAGCACGACGAGTGCGACGCTCGAGAGCTTTATCACCAGCATCAGCACGGATGACATCGGTCAGATGAGCAACGGTGAATTTATTGTTGCCGTTTTTAAGAGCGTCGAGGACATACTGAATTTTCATATTGGCTTCCTTCTTCATCACTACATATTGAACTCTAGCTGGCTTGCAGCTAATTGTCAAGCCCGATTCTCAAGAAAAGCATAGACACCGAACGCGATAAGCATGACGACTAACACGACCGCGAGGGGAGCGAGAGTGATTGCGATATCGAGACTGGACACGGTGGCAAACTCCTTGATTTCGAACTATAACCCATTCTAGCTCGCTGGAGGCTAATTGTCAAGCCTCCAGCGAAACTTTTTTGTATCAATTTCCGTTACGTTCCCAAGCGGAAATGAGGTTCGTGTAGTTTATTTCGTAAGGTAAGTTCAAGGTTTCCAATTCCTTAAGGAAAGTAACTTTTTCTGTTACGGTTTCCAGCGAACGAAACGTTGCGTAAATGTATTGCAAATCCATCGTTATTGTCCTCATTATAGTGGTCGCTGGGTCCATCCCGTAGCTCAACCCTATACCCTCATCATACGATAAAAGGGACTGGTTGTCAAGTCCCTTCCCCTCAATAAAAAGTCCAGCAAAAACAATGGCTTAGCTGTAAGCCCCTGTAATTGCTGGACAATCTTTTTGTATCTATTTCAGTTACAGACCTAACAAACGACGAGCGTTTCGCAAATCGTTACCGACCTTTACTATACTGAAAGTTACTTGGTTTTCGTGCCACTTTATTTTCTTTTCGATTTTCATTATTACCTTTTCTATTTCGAATTTGGTAATAAAATCAACGGTTTGAAGTAAACGTCGCGCTTCAAGCAAATCTAAACTATACTCAACCCATTTACTATTTGGGTCGAATAACGCTTTACCGCCTTTATACTTTTCTTTGGGTCGGTTATACTTTGCGAGCAGATATTTAACCTTTGACATTCGCTAATCTCCGAGTTAACTCTTAAGTCTAGCACACTGGAGCGTGATTGTCAAGGCCCCCTAGTGATTGGTGCCCGAGGTCGGACTCGAACCGACACTGTGGAGATTTTAAGTCTCCTGCCTCTGCCGTTGGGCTACTCGGGCAGAAAAAAACGGCTGGAGTGAAATCCAGCCGTTCTCTTTATTAGAACTTGAAGTTCAAGCCGAAAGTGGCGCGATCTTCTGTCTTCTTGCTATCGAAACCTTCAAAGCGACGATAACGAGCATCAGCGTCGATTGAAGAAGTGATGGCATACTTTACACCACCACCAACGTTCCAAACAGCTTCATCTTTATTCGCACGAGCATCATAGTAGCGATAACCAACACCAGCGAGGGCGTATGGTGAAAGCGCACCGATCTTATAAGAACCGATCACATTGCCTGTGAAAGTGTTGTTCTTATTCTTGTCGTAGTCATAAGCACCTTCGACCGCTACACCAGCTGGACCGAAACCGATAACCTTATAACCACCAACAACACCGACTGAATATGGTGCGTTCTTGTTGAACCCGTCAGTTACCAGAGCGCCAGCATTGAAACCAACATAGAAAGACTTGTCGGAAAGAATTGCAGGTGCCTTAGGGGCTGCGGGTTCTGCCTTGCTTGGCACATCAGAAGCCGAAGCGGATGCTACGGAAGCGATGAGAGCAAGAGCTGTGATTGTATGCTTCATGTTTACTCCTTAGTTTGAAACTGCATAGTAAATTAGTAGGATGAACCCTACTGTCAAAGCCATCCAGTTACAGATGGCAATCGCGAACACCAGTTCAAGTGTTTCGCGAAAGTTGGAGCGGGCGACAAGATTCGAACTTGCGACGAACAGCTTGGAAGGCTGACACTCTACCCCTGAGTTACACCCGCGATATTTGTATATGTTATCAGACATCGAATAAAATGTCAAGCACTAAGATACTTGATCACATTCTCAGGAGCACTTTCCTGATATGGATCGGTCGGAGCGTTGTTCTGGAATCCAGGCTCTTCAAACCAACCACGAATCTTTCCGTCATCAACAATCATAGCATAACGCCATGAGCGATCACCGAAACCAAGATTGCTCTTATCAACCATCATGCCCATCTTGCTTGTGAATTCGCCATTACCATCTGGCAGCATCTTAACATTCTTTACACCAAGATGCTTTGCCCAAGCATTCATCGTGAACGCATCGTTGATGGAAAGGCAGTAGATCTCATCTACGCCAACAGCTTTGAACTGCTCATACATGAAGTCGTAGCCAGGAAGCTGGAGATCCGAGCAAGTCGGTGTGAATGCGCCAGGAAGCGCGAACACGATAACTCGCTTACCACCGAAGATCTGGTATGATGTTACATCATCCCAACGATAAGGATTGGATCCTTCGATACTGTCGTCACGAACGCGAACCTTAAACTTAACAGCTGGAACAATTTCTCCGATCCTCTTATCTGTGCGCTTCAAGTGATCTTTGATAATCCAATCATCATATTCATTATCATAAACGGACATAATATACTCCTTAGGCTTGTCTTGTCAGATAGTTCGGACGCACATACTTAGCGCCGAAGAATTCCTTTACGAGTTTGATAACGATCTGGTCATCATACTCTTTGCAAGAGAAAACGTCAAGATACATTGCGTTTCCGCCCATACCATCATCTGGCACAAAGTGAGCGCAGATGTTGGAAGTCTCGATCAGCTGGACCAATGTGTATCCAGCCTTGTTACCTGAACCGAAGTTTACGATCTGTGGTTCACCATAAGCAACCATGTCAATGTCGTTGACGAGCTTCTTAGTGAAAGCGTAGATCGTGTCGTAAGATGTGATTGCAGCGTTGTCGAGTTCAGCGCAATCCAGAACCAAGTGATAACCCCAATATGCCATTTACATTCTCCTAAAGTTTCTCAAAAGATTTACTGCTTCTTGTGTCGTAAGTCCATTCATACCAAGTTTCGAAAAATGCTCGAACAGCTTTTTCGTCGAATTTAGGATCCCGTAGGATATCGACGACGTTGTCAGTCGTAGCTCTATTACTCACACAATCATACTCACATCTTCCGATAGTGACAACAGGACGCTTATTTAGTAGCGTCTCCATACCCGTTCCAGAGTTCACAACCACGACTGCTCGTGCGTGAGGGATAATATCATGGATCGAAACGTCATTGATCCATTTGACGTGATTGTATTTAGTCGTCAGTTCATGGAGCGGAGCCATGCTGCCAGGATTTACTGGGTGACCTTTTACAAACAGTGGAATATTTAGCTCTTTTGTGGCTTTGCAGGTAGCTTCCAGTGCTTCAGGAACAGTCACGTTAGAATGATATCTGATCGTTTCGTCGTGTGGAATCTGACACGGGAAGAACACAAAGTCAGGTGGGAGATCAAGTTTCTTACTAGCTGGCTGAGCAAACTTGCTTTCACCCATAGCAGCGCGAGCTTGCATCTGTGCATAGAAACTACCATGCGGGATATCGCGATTGGTGTCAATCAGGAACGGATATGCTGACGAACCACCAGCGAAACCCTTCGAGTCGATATAGAACTGCCACGGGAACACAGATTGCATATAGTAACGAACATCTGTATCACGAACTGGAAATGTATCGCTTGACTTATGCGGAACGTAAACGATATCAGATTTCAGCGATTCAGTAAACTCTGGCGTAAACTGCCACAAAGGCTTTTCAATAAGCTCAACATCATCACCCTTCATGCGATGCGCATGCATGATACGATTAGCGACTGTAACCCAAGGAATACGAATCTCAGGAATAGCTCCACGTGCTTCTGGAACTGGTCCTTCTTTGAACATCACATCAAGACGTGGGAATAGAACTTTTACTTTCATCGAATCATCCTATCGAATTGGTTCTTCTTAGAAACGTATGTTGGATTATCATACTTGCGTGGACCTTTACCAGTCCAGATCGTCGTTCCTTCCATAAACTCCCAATCCATGAACTGCTGATCGAAGTAGTGATAACGATAGTTACTTAGTTCTTTCTGATAAACTTCGTTCAATGCGACTTGATCGAGGAACCAGTTATATGGTCCGTTCTTGATACGTCGACTAACCTGACGAGCAAAGGGAAGAGCTTCGTTTGAATAATAAACTACACCAGCAGCAACTCGCGTTCCCTGATTTTCCCATCCCTGCGTTTGCGGGAGCGGTTCACGCAGGAACAGACCGACCTGATCATCGTCTGGCTTTTCGATATGCTTCATAATCAAGCAGTCAGTATCGACAATCAGATAATCTTCTTCTGGATCATTCTCCATAAGATCTACGATAGTCACGAAGCGATCACAAGCAAATAGCGTCCGTTCAGCATCAGGCCAGTTCTTGTATGATTGTCCATCTGGAGGATTCACAAACATCGGACCGCCAGAGAAACTAAACTGAGCTTCCGTCATCTCAGCCCACTTATCTGAAAGGTAATGCAAGAAGTCTGTTTCCTGATTACCTGCGTTGATAACGTGGATATGTAGATTGTTACATGCAACCGCAGCAGAAGCCACGAGCGCGGGAGCGTGAACGTTTAGATACTTAGGATCGCAGGAAGCAAAGAGTTTCATTATCGTCCAATGATATTATACTGACCGAACGTATCGTTATTGAGAACTGGAGTGCAACCATTGAGAACAGCTTCTGCTCTCATGTCGTGCCAGAACTTGACGAGATCCTGACGAGGATGCTCTTCAACCGTTCCAGTAAACCAAGTTGGTCTCCAAGGCTGAGTTTCCATCTTCGTGTAGTGGAGATGCCAGATATCTTCAATAGCAAGACCATCACCATCGTGACAGTTCCAACGCGGATCGAGATCAAGCACAAGCTCAGAACCAGAGAACATATTTACATAGCGATGATGCGTTTCTGGATTAGGTTTCATGCGAGAAACAGGCATAAGAAAATCACCCATGCGCTCACAATCAAAAAGAACAACACAAAACTCATGACCACCGAAGCGTTTACCGCGACGAGCAGCAAGCGGTAAGCCAGCCATAGGCATAGAATATAAATCAGCAATGTCACGGAGATTCACCTGATCGACATCCATGTAAATCGCTTTACCATGGAAATTACATGCTTCGGGAATAGCCCAGCGGAAACCTGAGAATGGAGTAGACCAATGTGGAGTTTGCCATCCACCCCAGATAGAGTTCTCGTCTTTAGTCTGACGCATCCAATTGATTTCAAGAGGATGAGTCGTGTTCTTCTTGAGCGAATACTCAAGAACCATCTCTGCTTCAGAGTCTTCGTTGTTGGCAGAGGTGCCAATGAAAATGCGAATCGGTTCAATCATTATCGTCTCCTAAAGAACATACCAGTCGTCTGCATGAATGGCTTTTGCATAGTTGATTCTTGCTTACGGATACGCTGAGTAATAGCATCGTCGTAGTCAAAACCATACTTATCGAAAACCTTGTGCCAATATTCTTGCGGCTGACAGTTCACATGATGATGCCCAGGATATCCTGGAGGTGCAGCAGTTGCTACCACATACTTACAACGAGCAAATGCTTGCATATAGTTGTCTTGATACTTTTCTTCTACGTGTTCCAAAAACTCTACAGACCAACCCAGATCAAATTCACGTTCAAGTGGAGCTGGACCATGAGTAAAGTCATGAATGATGATATCAGTGTCACGCTCCTTTGGAACTTCCCAGTCACCATCGACACCAACTGCTTCAAGCCCACGCATACCCGCGAGCGCGACCATTCCGCCTGGACCACAGCCAATATCAAGGAATGAAATTATTGTATACTCATTCGTCAGAAATGTCAAGGCCCCACGATCATTGTGTGTCTTGTTCAGATGCCCGCCTAGATGCGATGGCAGAGAATCTTGATTTACTTCTGATGTGTTCTGGGCTTCTGTGCCATTTTCCATTGATGTTTTCATTGATGTATTCCTCGCGTTCTAATACTTCATGTGCGAACTGTTCTCGCACTTCTTCATAATTCACACGTCCAGCTGTAGAGTGTAGTGAGACGATCTCTCGCTTGAACTGGCTTTTATCTGATTGTTTGATTTGTTCTTTGATGATGTCGCTGGAACCGTAATAGGATTTCCAGTCAGACTCGGATCGTTGACGACGGGATTTACCTTTAACCTTCCTAACGGACCAGAAGTATTTTCTTCCGATATACTTCTGACCGTTAGGCGTGGTGATAAGATATACAAACCCATACGAGTCGCCGATATCTTCACTGTCGAATACTTTCCCGTCTAGCGTCCATGGATTTTCATAACTCATGAACTTATATAGTTATTCGTCTTCGTCCTCTTCGAGCTCTTCAATCTTATCTTCCTCAGCGTCTGCCCCACAGAAGGGGCAGAACTGAGGTGATGCTTTCTTTCCACGCTTTTCATAAATGACAGTGTAGTCGTATTCTCCGCATGGGCACGACAGATCTTTCTCTGTCATAATCAAACCTCACACCCACCAGCCACGCAAGCCAATTCCTGCGCTCCAGTAGTGGTGTCAGTCTTTTCATACTTAGAAAGCGAAGCCCAATCAATTGCTATAGGCATCTTAGCAGCAGCTGCTTCGTATTCTTCCTTCTTGCAATCCTGATAAGGAGCTTGCTTATAAACGTGCTCGCTGAATGGAAGGAATGAAACACCAGACATCTTGTCGAAGTGATTGTATACCCATGCACCAACATCCAACCATTCGTGTTCCTTAACAGAGATGGTGACAGATGGTTTGTGTTCACACCAGTGATCCTGATAAGTTACCCATAGTTCCAGCTGTTCGATAGCAGACATATCCTGACGGAATACTGCATTCTCTGGAGCTTTCATTGGGAACGAGAACACATACACATTGTTCGGACGCATCACGCAATCTTCAACTGGAACGCCAGCATCAATCATCAGTTGCGCGAGTGGGTCTTTCTTGTCGGCTCTAACAGTTCTAATATAATAAGGATTATGCCTAGCATGAATGCCAGAGGCAGCATCAGTAAGCTGACTAACAGTGCCAGAGGGCTTAACGCAAGTAACAGCCACAGACTGAGGGATTCCGATTTCTTTTGCGAACTTTGCGTTTGTTTCGACTGCGATTGCTCTGAGTTCTTCGAGTCGCTCTGGGAGTCCTGCTGTCTTTCCGTTGGTGAGGTCATTGTCCATGATTCCTGTCATTGAAACGCCGAGAAGTCTTTCTTCTTCACAGTTCTTTTTCCATGACGACGATAGATAGCGGAAGTTGGTCAGAGTTGACTGCCAAGTTCCGAGGATAGCAGCGAGACGAACCTTAGCCTTCAGATCTTCCATTGAATCAGTTGCACGAACAACAACTTCTGACAGATTACAGAATTCCTTATCGCGCAGAATGATTTCTGAACATGGGTTAGTTCCGAAGTCATAGTTAGGATCACGGCGACCGTGCTTGATAACAGTAGCCTTCGCGCTCGCGCGATTGAAGATACCACGCTCACCAGACTTTGATTCATAGAGAGACTTCCACTCTTCCATGAACAAGCCCATATCTGGCTTTTCTTTATAGACGGCGGAGTTGTTAGCAAGCGCACGCTGCGACTGATCTAACCACCACTGACCAGATTTAGCTGTGCGCATACGGTCATCGTTCAAGTCCGAAAGAGAAATGAGAGCAGAACGACGAACACCACCCACAACAACAATATCGGCAATCTTACATACAATATCGTGACACTCCAATGTGTTTAGACGACGACCAGCAGCTTTCTTGAAGATATCGATGCAGAACTTGAACAGAGCGTCCAATGGTTCTGGACCAGAAGCACGACCACCGAAAGTCTTGAGCGGAGTTCCAGCTGGACGAATCTTGCTGAGATCCCACTTAGGAATCTGACCCACGTAAAGCATACCGATCAGTTCCTTCAGAGCTTTAGCCCAAC